GTGATGATTATCCACACTCCACGGTTAATTTTCTAGACGATGTGGAAAGACACATACAACCCAACCTAGAGGGATGATATCTAGAGGCACTTGAGTTTTTATAGCCCGTGCTGAATTTAAATAAAACAAATGAATACCATGTGGGAAATGGTTTCTATTGTTAGTATTTTGCGTGATGTGCTCTACAAGGTCAACTACATGTTAGACATAGCACTTGCGACTTTATTATTTATGTTTAAACTGAAATGAGAGTAAAAATATAGCCATGAATTCGAATAACAAAACATCAACACAAGACTATTATACTTGGTTTAAAACCATGGAGAAGGTCTTGCCGGTTTCGAAAGGAACTGACAAGATAACCCTATCACTTAACGGTGATATCATCAAACTTCCTTCAGAGAATGCAAAACTGAAGGATCAGGGTGAACATTACAACTGTAATGATGAGGAGTATCCAATCAATTCAACAGAAAACTTGGAAAAAGAAGACGAATGGATGGACGAGGTCCTAGACAATTATATCCCAATTAAATTGCCCATTCCCAAGAAAATCACCAGAACATTTATTCAACCATTGATATGTTCAAAGTGCAACAAGACTTATAAGAAGATATGTTATAATTGTCAAGCACAAGTAACCTTAAAACAAAAAATTAAGGTGAAAAACTTATGCGGGGTCATTGTCAAGCAACAATATAGACCGACTTTCGTTAAATTAGGTTTTCAAGAGACCGTTAACTCATTAAGAAAGAAGATGCAAAAGATTCTCAATATTCAAAAATTGAAAGGTAACAATGTTGATGTCTACTGGAGAGTAGGCACCAAACAATCCAATGATCTCAATTGGATAGCGAGACAAGTCCTGGATGGTGAACTTGCAGTAGCATGTTATAGATTGAAGGGAGGAATGAATGAGGATAGTGATGATGAAATTCCACCATATGATACCGTTAATAACAAATTGATGCAACATGACTGGAAAGCTTTTAAGAAGTTGTCTGCTAGTCAATCACTATATTCAGGGCCATTTGAATTAGATTTAGAAAAAGAAGACGTTCTTGAGTCAAATACTCTAAATATTCATGAAAAAGAAGAATTTGTTTTAAAAACAAAGGCCCCATTTCCTGGTAATTTAAAGAAACAACAGTTACCCTATCAACAGCCAGCAATAACCATGATGAATGACTTAGTTATTGTTGGATCCCGTAATCGTGAAAATAGAACTCCAAAAGCAGTTCCTGACCACAAGAAAAACGCAAAAGCGAAAATTAATAACACGATTAAGACTGGAAAAGCAAATTATGTGTCTGATACTCCAAAAGATGTGACAGTAGTGGGTCACAATGGAGATTTCTATTTAGCTTCCGTAGGCTTATATGAAACAGATCCAGGCTGGAAGCTCTCTAAGTTGAGCTCCAAATTTGAAGATCAGCTTCAATATGCAAGATACTCATTAACCAATAATTTAAACCAGGTGGTTTGTCTTAATCCCACTGTTGGCAATCTTGCAATACCAAAACCCATTCCTAAACAAATCAACATATTAACCCAATGGAGTAACCAAATCCAATATATATGGTTACCAACCCCTAAAGAGTACGACAGAGATTTTGATTATGCTTGTCGTTTGGTGGGTGATAATATTGAATATTCTTTCCCATTTTGTGGTTCTTATATCACAAGTGTTTATCCAAACTCATTAAGACCAACTGGTGAAAGTTATTTGATTTTTAATCAATATGTCTTAGATGAACAGTCTGATTTGTTCGAACCAAAATCTTTATCAATTAAGATACCAAGGCGCAATCAACCTACTCTAGAGGTCTGCGTTCCAGAGTTTGTTCTCACTTATGCCAAAAATTGGATGGGTGGCAAGAACCTAACGAATTTTACCATTGTTTCATATTTGAATGAAGCCACAAAGTGGTATAATAACACAGCCAATAGAGAATTCGAAAGACCAAGTTCTAATGAACTAATTGCTGCGTTATTTCAAGCATCAAGAGAAAAACAGGTAGCCTTGTTTGATATTCTTGGTCTGAATTTCGATATCTTAAATCTCCAAAATGACAACACTAGATTATTAGTTGATCTACCGAAATACGGAAATGTATGGTCATTGTTGAAGAAAATAGCGTCATGGATAGTACCGAATGAGTTACTTGACGTTGCTAAAGAAGCTATGGACAACTACAAGTACACAGGCACAGGACTAAAGATCTGGTCACAAATCAGACACGCTTTTGACAGTGGAGTAATTTTCTTATTTGGAAAATTCATGCCCAATTTGTCAATGAAAGCGTTTACCTGGATGAACGATAAAGCATCAGTTATTGTAGAAGAATTACTAAAACTGATCCCTGGACTTGGCCTCGTTATTTCTGTTAAAGAGGCAATCGACGACTGGAAGAAAGGAAAACTTACAGTTACAGGAGCACTTGGAAGAATAGTCTTCCACAATTGGCATGAGATTTTACCATTTTGGGCAAAGTTGCTCACATTGCCAATTCGTATGGCTTGGCATTACGTATGGAATAAATCTGCCAAAGAATCCAAAACCATCCTAGAAACCATGAAAGACATGACATATGATAGAAGAGAACCACCAATAACAGAGTTTACCGTCACTAACCATGAATCAACATTTCCAAGGTTTCCAAAATCAGAACATGTTGATATTCCAGAAAGTATTCCTGATAAAAGATTTATCAACACAATGTTAGAGGATGTCACTGAAGACCCTAGGAATCCAGTCTTCGTGTGTTGCACCGTCGCAAGTTCGAATGTAGCCGGTGTTAAAAATGGAAATAATCTTGTGAGTGCTTATTTAAAACGCAATATCCAAGATAGACCGATCAAAGCTCTTAAAAGTAATCATGTTAAGAGAATGTACCAGATATCCAATTTTTGGAAAGAAAAATTGGACCTTAAAGAAGTGAATACTTGGGATTGGATTAATGCTAAAAACCATGGGTCGAAGAAAGTAATGTATACAAAAGCATACCAAACCTTTCTGCTCACTGGTGATATTGACTACAAAGCAACATTGAACTTAAAATTCGACGAAATTATCATGAAAAATATGATGAGAACAATTTGCGCTTTCGACAATTCTTATGTCGTGAATGTAGCACCAACGATAGCGTCATGTAGCAATGCGTTGAAGAAGTTATTTAATGGGTACAATAACTTGTCGAAAAGTGGGAAATATACATTGCATATACTTTATGCAACAGGCATGACTTCAGATGAAATCTGTAAGGTCATTGACGACAATAACATAGAGTCTTCGACTCCACATTACTTCTTAATGGTTCTAGGAGACGATAGTGCTTTGATAAGAGATACTAAAGTTTTATGTTGTGATTTCTCGAGATATGATTCAACTCAACACGATGATCACCATGAAGTATTTCGTAGAACATTTACGACTCCATGGAACTATGATAAGATAGAAATGTTGAGAAAAGCAGCAGCAGCACCAACACAAATGTTTGATCCAAATTCAGGTAACAAGTATATTGTACAAACTGTTGGTTTAAAGACTGGATGTATGGAAACAAGTGTATCGAACACTTATATTACTGCTTTATCATATGCGCTGGGTTTGCATATTGCAACAATTGAAGGGAAAGACCCATTGTTGTATATACCAGAATTCTTAGAAAAGGATTGTGGTTTTTTACCAAAAGCAAACATCCAAGATCTCAATACGGGGTTCGAATTTTTAAAGACCATATTTATACTGCAACAAGATAGAATAGTTTCTTTACCGTTGTTGAGTTGTATGGCTAAGCTTGGAAAATTTTTGAAGAAACCAAGCTTAATCGTTCCATTTTCAAAACTTAAGAACGATCATCAAATAGCAGTTGATGCAATAATGATGCAATTGAAAGGCAAGGGTAATCTTCATAATATACCCGGATTTGTTAAATGGTATAACAAGGTTGACAGTATGTCACAACCATTTTTGCCAGAGCTCACTTTGTTGAGCCATCAACTCAAACTTACTGGATTCCCCGTCCATAAGGATACCATTGCTACTGCATATGAATCAAGATATGGCCTTGATTGGCAATCGGTAGAGTTTTTCTTCGAGATGTTAGCTGATCTCGAGTTGGAAGACTATCCTGTAACTTACACTTCAACCGTTGTACAACGTGCTATTGAAGTGGATTACGGCCTTGACCCACTTTGCTAATGCAAAGGGGTTAGTGTTTTCTTTGATGGAGGGGAGGAGCCATATTTCTTCCGCCCTCCATTTATTAGAAAATAGGCTAATTACCTATTTTCAGCACTGAACAGCGAAAGCCTAATAAGTGTTAAATTAATTAGTAAAAATCAAAGAAAACAACGTCAGGGGAGTAAACCTAGCCGAGGCAAGGCAAAATCAGGCAAAAAGATTACATTAAAGAGTAATCCCTCAAAAGGAAACAATAGAAGAGGTATCGGTAGAATTAGCCTTAATAATTCTAAAGCGACGAGAGTGCAAATAAATGATAACATGCAATTTGCACAAAGAGCTCAGAAAGATAAGGGTATCCTAGTTGTGAAGGAGGAACCTATAGGTGTAATAGCATCAAACAATTCAGCAAATTTTGGTGTATTGGCAACCTATGCAATAAATCCAGGTCAAGCGACCACCTTTCCTCTGCTTTCACAAGAAGCAGCAGAGTATGAGACTTATGAGTTTGAATTACTTGAGTTCTTTACCGTACCACTAGTGAGCGAATATGCCGCTGGAGGTCAGACAGGAGAAATATGCATTGCTGTTAATTTCAATGCTTCTCTACCACAACCAGCATCACAAACAGCAGCTCTAACCTTAGAGCCTTGCGATGCAAACTTACCGTGTTTACCATTGGATATCAGATGTCCAAGAGATCAGATGTGCAAGCGTTCAAATGGGAAATTTGTTCGTACAGGCAATCTTCCTGGTCAATCAGATATCAAGGAATACGATGTGGGCAACTTGTTTATCACTGGAGAAGGCTTAAGTGCTACTCAATTTAACGCTTGTAGGCTATTTGTTAGATACAGGTGTAGATTGTTTACCCGTGTGAATTTGGCAAATCAAGGTGCGCCAGTAAATAATTCTGTTACACAACTAATTGCTAGTGCAAACGAAGCGATTACCACAACCGTTTTACATACAATGCTTTTTGCAGATGTAACTGTGGGAGATGGATACACAAATGGTGTTAACGCAGTTAATACCAATGGAAGTATATTGTTACCAGCTGGTAATTATCTTATTTCCACAACCATCTTGTTTCAATACACAGGAAATTCAACACAATCGGAAGTTGAGATTTACAAAAATAATGCTCTATCAGTTACTGAGTCACCAGGAGTGCTGAGTAATCCTTCAGGAGCATATACGGCTTTGACTGTGGACAGTAGTGTGTTTGTTTCTTTGAGCGGAACAGACACCATATCAGTCAGAGTAATTGGCACTTTTTCCACTGGAACAGCTAGTGCCAATGGGATTTTGACCATAATGGCAATCTAATACCATAAGCAATAGGCGTTTTATACGCTAGTATGAAGACACTTGACAGGATCTCAGGTGTATAAAGATCTCCGGGACATGCACGGATGAATGCGAGTCAAGGGCCGGAATAGGGCTTGTACTATTCAATGTTTTGAGTTTTCTCATTTCTACATTCTTCATGTATAAGAAGTGGCCGCCAACTAACCTGGCGGCTTGATCTATAAGATTAGGTAAATGGGTCCTTACGGGGCTACAAATCAAGGTGGGCA